CTACTTAACTGTATAAGATACTTGATCCGTAATATCACAGATTTCAGATATTTTTGCAATGATGGCCAAGATAACAGTAGCCGAGAAGTTGGTCTCAATTTCTGTTCCATTTTCCAACTTTTCCGGATTTCTATTAACTCTAAATAACATTCTATCAATCTGCCTATTTTCCTTAATGCGGTCAAAATTCAAACTATCTTTATTCCAAATATCATTCAGAAAAACAACTAACATTTGACGCCAGGTCTTTACCGAATAATCATCTCCACTAATAGTAATCTGAACAGGTTTCTTACCAGTGACATCAACTGTTTGGTCTATTGTGTATTCACCAGTAATCTCATCTTCACTGACCTCTTTTATGTCTGGCATTGGGAAGATTTTTATTAGCTCATCAGTAAGCTTTCCAGTACGGTCAGTAATAGTGTCCTTGCCCCAATGGTCATAAGTTTTCGCTACTTCTCTAGTAAGGGACACGTTTGAATCTTGATAATATTCTCTTTTTTCATCATAAGGCTTGTTACTCATTTCTTGATTGTACTTAGTAAGAGTTAAGTTACCTAGTGTGCCACCAAATTGATCTTTGACCTTATCCGCATTGGTAACTTGTAATCGCCATTCTGCATTTAAGCGCTGAGGCATAATATGTTCTACTTGCGCATCGTTAAAATCAATTGTTTCTTTAGTACGGTGCTCTTCCAGAATAACTAATGCTAATTTAGCTAAGTGATTTCTTTGGTGATAAAGATCTACTTCCATCAAGCTATCGGACAATTTACGATCATCGGGAAAATTTGCTTTTAGCAGGCGTAGCAATCTTAGCTTTAAATTGCCATTTACCTTTGATAAATCACAAAGTCCAACAACAATTTTATTTAAGCCATTTGTTGGCAATTGGCATGCCTTTAAACGGAATAAGTAGCTCTCTAAAATATGTGCTAACCTATTAGCTTGTCCTTGATCAATTTCACCAGAAGTTATCAAATCCATTAGTAACATCAAGTAAGGGAACACTACTTTACTATCCATGACATTAATATGGTCCAAAATCCTGTTGAATTCACTATCTTCAGTTTTATGGTTTAGTATCTGGTCATAATAGTTGGCAAACTTAAATAAATCCGCTAATGCGTTTTCAGAATTTAATTTTTCAGCAATAAAGTAGTCTTTGTAACTCCCATAAACATTATTTCTCTTTACCGATACATGAGTTTTTACCACTAAGTAATGTCGAATAAATTCTGCAAAAGTCTTAGTTGCAAACATCCGCTCTATCTTAACCCAGTATTTTTTACAAAGGTCCGACTGCTCCTGCGAATCTAGTTTCATTAAAAGAAAGTTTCGCACTAGATCCGAGGATGAGAGTGAAACCCCAGTTGAGTTTAAACTTTCAAAAATGACTTGCGGATTTTCTTCATTAGGATTACTACTTAACTCAATATAAACCATGTTGAAGTGATTCATTGCTTCATACAATTTAGAACTATCAATGTCTGAATTACTAATCAATTTTTGAAACAGTCGATAGTTATCGATGACTTTTGACGGCTGATCATAATCAGTCATTTCATTCATAACAGATTCAAATGCTTCATAGTCATGCTCGACCGGCTTTAACTTAAGGTGATTATTATCATCCAGATATTTATTGGTTAAATATTCTTCCTCAATTTCAGCGTGGTCTTGTTTATCAGCATCTGATAATGCCTTTAGTAGCAGAGTCAAACTAGTTAAACGTTGCTGTCCATCAATGATGCGATAGATATGACTCATCTTATTTCCAGTTTCAGTAACATAAACAATCGCGCCTATAAAATGATCAGTATCGTTTTGTGCAGCTATCGTTAAATCCTTAAAAAGCTGCTCACACTGTGCTTTATCCCATTCATAATTTCGCTGAAAAACAGGGATTTCAAAAATAGTTTTCCCACTTCCTAGAAAATCAAACAGATGGATACTATCAGCTTTCATCTATTCTTCCTCCCCAAATTCTCGTTGGACGACTTCCTGCAAAGTACCTTCTTGGGCATATTTAGCAGCATCAATCTGTTTAAAATGTTTTTCCAGTAAACTATTCTTCAGTTCTTTATCAAATCCAAAAATATAGTTAGTCGAAATCAAATAGATAATCCTCGTTGGTGCCAAGCCATATACCTGTTGTTCCATAATATGCTTAATACGTTCATGGTCGTCTGGGAAGAGCTGTTTCATCTTCTCACTGCGAAATAATCGCTTAACAATTTCGGTAATATACAGCCCCGACTTCATATATAGGTCAGCAAATGTTTTATTAGGATCATCAAAAATACCTGGATTATTTATTTCAAGATCATCCACCATATGTTTAACAACTGTTTTTGGTGTAAAAATCTGATTAGTCTTTTGTGGAGGAATATAATCGAAAATATCCTCCGTGCTATTGTCATCAAAGTAATTACTTAATTGGTCCTTTTTTTCAAGGAACTGCTGAATAGAGTCATTAAACACTACTTCATCAAATAAATGACCATCAAAATGTTTCTCTTCATTGGTTTCGGCATCAACATAATCACCACCATCACGCAAGAAACGGAATTGATCCTCCGTGATGCCTGTTACTTCTTTGAAAACATCATCCTCGGTATAATCGTCAAAATTCTGCAAAGTTAAATTCTTATCGCCGTAAGCCATAATAAAGCTGGGAATTGTACGAGAAAAGCCCCGGAGGTGTGCTCTAGCATCTTCTTCAACATTATTTAATTTTTGCTCTTCCTCGTGCTTTTCAACACGTTCAACCACTTTAGCTGGAACATCTTCAACCGTCTTCTTGACGTGATCTTGTACTCTTTTGCCAAAATCATTCATAATATTCTGGACAGTAGTTTCATATTTTGTTTTAGCTTCGTTAAGTTCTGCTTGATCACGTGCGGCTGCTTGTTCTTTCTTATAGTTAACTTCGGCTACTTTCTTTTGATCGTTAAGCTCGTCAGCTATCTTATTTAAGGCCTGTTCATTTTCCTTCTCAAGTCGTTGCTGTTGCTTTTTAGCTTCTCTCTTGGGCAGGCCATAATCATTAGCAACCCTATTAACAACTTCTTTATTTAGAGAATCATTGACTTTCTTAGAAATGGACTTAGCAGCTGACTTAAAGTCTGTACTGCCAGTATCAGTCACAGAGTTTACTAACTGGTTTCCTAAATCAGAGTAAACTTTGTCACCAAAAAGATCCTTAGATTTACCAATTACTTTATCTTTAGGGATTTCGACTTCACCATCGTCATTAACTAAAACTTCTTCGGCACCTTCAATAGCATCTCGATCATTCTTTTTAGCTCTGCCCTCCTTTGCTGTTACTAGGCCATTTAATATTTCACGTACCTCAGAAGGCGCAGCAAAAATTCGAGAAATGTTGGTAAACAAGAAGTTACTCATAAAGCCACGTTTAACAACTTCTTGTGACTTTAGCTGACGAGGAATAGACATAACTTGCTTAGCATCAAGTTCAACCATCTTGCCATTGTCATCTTCACCGATAACTGGGAAAAAATTCAGTAGTTTACGAATGTTCGTTTCATGCTCAGCAGCGGTCCCTTTGCCATTTGAAGTTTCAGCCATTAAGTCATTAGCAAATTCGTCAAAGATAGTCAGTGTCCGTGTTGGGTCAAAATCAAAAACATAAGCATTTTCTTTTTGCACTAATTCACCATTGCGCTCAAAAGTATATGGATTTTGTGCTCTAAAGGCAGCCTGCATATACTCAGCAGGACTCTTCATACTGGACAGCATCAAAACGGCTGACCAAGGTTTAACTGTTACACCAGTAGTCAATTGACCAACGCTCAAAGTAATAGTTTTATCATATTCTTTAGTTGCTTTTTGAACTTTATCAAATGCCTTTTCATTGGCCTTCTCAAGTTGATCATCATTTAATTGGTCATCATCAAGTTTGCCATCACCCGCCGCAAGAATAATATGATAATGCTTAAAAACAGAATGCTGCTTCAATTTCTTTGCCAGAGCTTTAGCACTATCTACTCGGTTAAGCAGCCAGAAAGTATGTGCAAGTTCTGTTCTTAATTCTGGAGTTGAGAATGGGTACTTTTCTCCAGTAGTCAATGCATCAAGAAAATGATCCACTGCTTCATCGTAAACAAATTTACCATTCTGCGTTCTGAAAAATTCATTTAAATCAAATGCTGGGTCTGCTTTGTCACCATTGTCTAAATCAACACCCTGTTTTAAAGTGTCTGCCATCATTTCTGATAATTGGTAAGTAAACATGTTTAAACGTGGCATTACAGCATATGGATTGCTACCACCTTCGGCCTCTTCATTCCAATCGGCTTTGGCTTGCTGTTCATCAGCATAAGACCAGTTGTAGATTTGATCTGCAGCAAATTTACCTTTGGCTAGGGTCTTAAACGGCGTACCAGTAAGATGAAGTGTATACTTACGTTTGATTTTGTCGAATGCCTTATCCGTCTTATAGGTATCCACACCTTCATGGGCCTCATCAATGATCAATAAATCCCAGTTAAGATCTTCAATCCACTTTAATTTGTCGTATTCTCCACCAAAGTAAACCGAACCTTTTAACCCCTGAAGACTCTCAAAAACAACCTGACCATAATCATTGCCATCAGAAATGGAATCAATAAATTCCTGACGAGAAAGTACTGGCTTATCTTTTAAAGCATCCGTTTCACTAACGAATTTAAGATTAGTTTGCCAGGCAATAAATTTGTCAAAATCATCAAACCAGGAGTTTGCAATACTAGGCCGATTTGTAACTACCAGTACATTCTGCATTTGCATCTTACGGACTAAATCATAAGCAGTGAGTGTCTTACCAAACCGTGGCTTAGCATTCCACAAGAATTCGCTGCCTTCACCATTTTTAAGAAAGTAAGCAATTGTTTGATCAACTGCCTTTTGCTGTTCTTTACGAAGCTCATAATGAACATGCTTATCATTACCTTGAATATCCCCAAAATCACGATCAGCAAACTCATGAAAGTAGTGATGAGATGTTGGTCCATCAATATGAAACCATTCTGTCCTAGGTTTCCGTTCAATCTGCTTTTTCTGGGTTAAGTAATCATGAAAATCATGGTCGGTAAAGGTGTCATCGGACCCATCTTCATATCGAGCATTGCCACGCCATAACAATTTAACTTTGGCATCAACAGTGTGGCTCTGTTGCTTAATTCGGTCTTCAACAGATTGTGATGCAGTGTAACCTATCTTAGTCCATCCGTTATGGGAAATATCGTTAGGAGTGGTGTAGGCATAAATCATTGGAATGATTCGTTTGAATGATTTAATTCTAGGCATTGCCATTGTCTAATCCATCTCCTTCACGTGAGTTTCAATAAAATTAATTTCTTGATCATCTAGACCGTATTTTTTGTAAAGTTGCTGATCTATTTCATGAATAGACTTAGACCAATCTATGTCGGACTGAGGAGTAAAATTCTGCATTGGCACATTCTTCCATGTTCCTTTGTTATTATCCTGAGTAACTTTCAGTGTACCTAACATAACTCGGCAGAACTTGCTTTTGATGTATTTCATCTCATTTTCTACTTCAGTAATGTTATTAAACTTTCCAATACCAATAAATGACTGGGTATACCCGATTAGGGGTTCCCCGATTAGGGGCGTACTTAACACTTCTCCTAGTGCTCCACTTCCATTTGATTTTGGTAATAAAACTTTATAATTATGTAATGAACTGTTAGAATCCAAATACTTCTCATTCATAAATCTATAATTCCTTATATTACTATTAACAATTCCCCAAATTTTAATAGAATGTTCCTTGTCTTTTTCGGTAGTAAAAATTGGAAGTGAAAATATAGATGTAGTTAATCTTTTTTCTTTTCCTCCACTACCAATTTTTATCTTTAGTTCAGGATAATCTGCATATAAAGCATCAAGATTAAATTTATTCTGCAAGTAAATATATTTTGAAATGGGTTCAAATTGCTTATCCTTATTAAAAACAACCTTATGAATTATGCTTTGAAGTTCTGCGAATGGCGTAAAGGTTCCTATCGGTCCTAAATCACTTAGAGCATCACGATAAGTGACACAAACACCACCTTTAATATCATTATTACTAAAAACTTTACTACTATCTTGTTCGAAAAAAGTCACTTTTAAATGAGGATCTTTAAGCATCTTCTCATTCCATTTTTTGGGTGTTTTTCCTGCATTAGATAAGAATTTAGCAGGTGTTATTAACTCAACCTTTTCTCCAATTTTATAAGCCTGATCCATAAAATATGGAAAAATCTGTTTATCACTAGTTCCCTCAACTTCTTCTTGATATGGTGGATTACCAATTACAACATCAAATTTAAATCCCTTACTCATTTTCTATCCCATCCTAAATACTTTAGTAATAATGATTTTCTGCTTACTCGTATCATCACTATTTTCTAAGTCATCAAATAGACTTAATTGACCTTCATTAGCACCTATATCATTTGCGTCACTATTATTGAACAATGATTTAAAAGTAAAAATCTCTCGTTCAACTTTTGATCCAAACGGAATCCAGTTGCTAAAAGTAATTAACTTTCCATCATCATTTCTATAGGTAAGTGTATTACCCTGGACGATATTTAAATTGATTACATATTTTGCTGATTTATAAACATCAGTTTTTGAACTCAAACTTTTCTGCATAAAGGCTTGATAATGATTGACAAAAATATTCATCATTGCTTCTTTTGATCGAGCTAAATTATCTTTCAACAATTCAATAGCGTAAATGCTCATTAATGACCATAATGCGTTACTTTTCCAAGTTGTTTTATTAGAAATTTGGTCTACATAGTTCAGCTTCTGATGTAGGATTTCTTTCAAGAAAGCACCCTCACCTGCACTAGGTTCAAAAAAAGTGGCATGCAGATCATGAAGCTTTTCTTGAATAGCCGGTTCAGACAGCATCTTTTTCACCATCCATTTAGGGGTAAAAACTTCACCATGATGTTGAACTCGTTCCTTAGACTTAATTAGGTGACCATCATCACCTATTGCTTTTAATTCAAATTTTTTATGATCGGTTTCAAATTTTTGATCATCGAAAAGGCTTATTTCTTCCTTGCTCATTTTAAATAAATGTCACCTCTATCCTCCTGTATTATTCCTTCTGTTACTTTCGTACGATCTCCATAATGTCACTAATATCGCAGTCTAAGGCCTTACAAACCTTTAGTAATACCTCAATCGTAACATTACCATTCCTACCCAACTTAGCAATTGAAGCGGCACTAACTCCACTAGCCTGTTGTAGATCTTTCTTTTTCATGCCACGATCAATTAATAGCTTCCATAATTTGTTGTAACTGATGCTTAAGTTTTCGTTATTCATGATTACTTCCTCTAAATAAAAATTTCTGGAACGTTTATTTCAATTTCCTTAGTCTCACTAACAGCATCAAGATCGTTCGCTTTTAAAATATTCTTGGAGACAAAGTAATTATTATCGGTTTGAATGATAAATTCATCTTTATTGTCTTCTATATATTCTGAGGATTCTCTGGAATAACCATTCTGCTGTAACCAAATCCGTAAGTCACTATCTGTTCCATACTCCATGAAACGATACCAGTCATTCTGAGGTGGCATTCCACTCTTAGTTAACTCCTGGGTAACTTTCAAGAAATATTTACCTAATACAAACTGAAGATTTTGCAATCTTTTCATCACTAAATTAATGGTTATAGTCTCCCAGTCAATATTAGGGGTATTCTCATGGTATTGCCTTACCCTATTAAGAAATCTTGTATCTCCACGCTCAGGATCACGGATTTGAATTGCAAAGTCGCAAATCCGTTGCAGGCAGTACCCACTCATCCAAAGTAAGGCTATTTTAGCGTCATCCTCGATGACCTTATCTTGAGTTTCCTTGTCTTGTTTTGACTTAACAAAGTCGGATTCATAAATAGCCCAGTTAAATATTTCTGATAGTTTGAGTAAAAAAGCTTTGGCTTCCGGCCACCTCAATTTTTCCCCATCATGAATATTAGGATATCCTTTAATATTTTCCTGACTAATCTTGTTTCTAAGACTTTCAGACTGATCAGAAGAGAAGTTAATATCATCCTCTAATTCGTCAACATATCGTTCTTGTAAGGATTGTAAAATTTTTCGTTCTTCTTTGTAGGTTATATGTTTTGCTAAATGGGTTCTAACTACTCCATGATGATCATTCCGTAATTCCTTGACATAAAGTAATGATAATTTTCGAATTAAATCATAGTTCTTATCTTTTTCAATGTTATCTAAACGCACATCGCCTTTCTCTAGGCTCTTCTTAATTGCTGCCGCTTGCTTAGGCTTAATAACATCAACAGATAACTTAGCTTTTTTTAGTCTGTTATTCATCCTAGATAAATAAGCAGCACGGTTACTATGCGAATTCGCTGTATCACCAGTAATTAGAAAGACATTTCCTAGCATGGAGTGACCTAACCTACCCACTCGACCAATTAAGTTCAAGAAGTCTAATTGACTGAGCGTCCTTTTTCCATTTTGCAGCGTAGTAACGAAAATATTATCAGCCGGCAAATTTACTCCCTCTAGTAGGGTACTGGTGCAGAAAACCAGCTTTAAGATCCCTTGCCGACAGGCTTCCTCGATTCTAATGCGAACGTCAACTGGCAATTCTCCAGTGTGGAAGGCTATTCCTTTTCTAACTAGTTTTACCAAGATGTATTTAGGGTGAATTTTACGTGAAATATAATCAGCTAACTCTATCAACCTTAGATCGTTACTTTCTTCCATTGAACGACTAACAACCACAGCATCTGAAATGGCACTGACTTTTGAACCATAATAAACCAAGTTGCAATTACTATTCCCTAAAATGCTTATCATCTTCCGAATAATATCTGGTACTGATAGCGTTTCTTTAAATTTACCTATCGGAATAGTATTTTGATTCAAATCATCATATACTTCCGCTTTATTAGCATAGCGATCAAAGATAATTTCCACCTGGGTTACTGGGGATTCGACAATGCGAAGGCCATCATTCGATGCGGCTGTTTGTACTAACTTTTTAAATATTCCTGGATTTGGAATCAATGGTGAGGCAAAGGTTACCTTCGGTCGATTTTTCCATGCACTAACCCTGTCAAATATTTCATAGTAAAAGACACTACGCGAACTTGCTTCTGTAACTTTTTGAGACTCATCAATAAACAGGTGTATTAACCGTGCTTCTGAATATTGTGTTAAAAGGGCTAATAGGCGTTCAGGAGTCATTACGCAAATATAGCTTCCCTCGTAATCTATCCTGTACTCTTCAGAATGAGAAATGACTCGATATTGTTTTTCGCCTAATTTTGCCCCTAAATCCTTAATAAGCCGAACCTTTACTTCGGTAATGAGTGCCTTGCTTGGTACAGTGATCGCAAAGTTGCCTACGACACCCTCCTTCACTTGAAGCTCAATATACTTCTCAATTAAAAAGGTCTTCCCCATCGATGTTGGAGCTGAAAAACTAGTAAGTTCATTGCTCAAAGACTTAAAAAGTATATCTTGCTTACCGATAAACGACTTACTTTCTTCTCCAGGAATCTGGCGTTTCTCTTTTTGATAGTTTACCAAGGCTTCGTTCCATAACTGCTCAATTGTTGGAACTAGCGTATAGCTTTGTCCTTGACGAGGCAAAAAGTTGTTAAAGCTGATCAAAACCTCATTAGTAATCAGTGAAACCTCAGGATCGTTAGGATACATTTTGGATAGAGTAGCAACAATTTTCAAGGCACTATTTTTTTGCCTACTGTCTCCCTTTTTATTGATTGATTTTGATAGCAAATCAGCGAAGCGTAGAAGATCATGTTTCTGCTTTCCTGTTAACTTCCAATCTAGATGAAATAGCCAGCAACCATACTGCTTAGACAAAATACTCATCAGCTTGTGTAAGTAATCATCATTTTCTAAATACTCGTAAAGATATTCGCCCAATCTTTTTTCTTGTTGTGGCATACTCTTATTCTCCTATCAAATCCTTCATTATCGCATGAGTATCCTCTTCAGCATTAGTAAAAGGTAACAAGTACACATAAAACGACGATTTTTGCCAATGATGCTGCTGAATAACTATATTCAATTGCCTAATCGCTTGTTCCAAATCACAATTAATAGCTTGACGACACTTCTGTTTTGCTTCTTCTTGCGTGCAATCGTCTAAATCTAATTGGGTTCTAAACTTATAGCCAATAAAGATCCCATATGATGCAATATCTTCAAAGTCTGTTTCAGTTGGTGCCATTAACTTAATAATGGTATTACTCTTATCTTCACCAAATTGTGTCCGAAGAATGGAACGGTCAACTATGTCAGTAGCCAGTACCATCTCATTGGACCGATTATTATCAAAAGTTGCTATCTTCTTCACTACATTATTAATTGCATCCTCGAGATTATTGTTTAATTGTGATGCCCCAAGGATTAGTTGATTTTTACCTTGGTCTCTTTTTAGGTATATGCCTTCGCTGTCGATCGTTCGCTTGAATTTTAAAATTTCCGCCCTGGTATAGAGTTTAAGTGCGTTATCCTCATGCTCTAAAAAAATATATGCTAGCAATTCACCTAGTAAATTATTTGGAATACCACTTTTAGCATATTTTCTTAGTAAATTGGCTGCTTGCAAACCTACAACATCTGTTTTGCTAACTCCACGGGCTATTGCGTAGCTAGTAATATTGGATGTCACTAGATTCTTTAAATTCGTATAGCTAAAAGGCAACAACTCTGGCTTCAAAACAAAAGCATGAATTGAGTTTCTATTTTTTACAGCATCTATCTCACTAGCATTAACCTGACGAAAGACTGTTGAGAACGTCTCATCTGAAACAGTTTTTGTAAATATATCCTTATCCTCACTTTTTGTGGGGATTTTTTGTTTTCGCCTATTTTTTCTGCTCGCTACTTTTTCAAACTCTTCAGTAAATAAGTTGGCTAATAATGCTGGTACTTTACCTCGATACACATCTGGTGAAATTCCATCCTTCTTCAATTTCTTAGCAATCAAAGTTAACTGATCTGCGCCAATTTTGTTGAAATATTCTTCCAGCGAAGATGTTTCTTTGTTTATTAAGTTCAGCAGTTTTTTAGAAGCAGATCTGGAGATTCCATCAGTGGCATACGTATTCAATGTTGATGAGGCAGGCATGGGTGAGTATTGGTTATCTGACGCATGCTCGATTATCAAGCTAACTGTTTCTTCTTTTGAAGTATCTGCCGCATCCGGTAAATAAGGATTGACCAAATCTATTAAATAAGTGAAATTAGCTTCTTTTGCCATTTTGCTTCCCAGCTTTTTTGGAGTTTTTCGGAGTTTCATATAAAAACTCGGAGGTTGATTTATGCCCATCTTGTTATTATTCAAATATCAGCTAGAGATTAGTGCTTAACAATAATAATTATACCAGACTGACACCGCTTTCTCGGATAATTATTTTTGCATTCGCACATTTTTTTGGCTGATAAGCATGGGATGAGTGATTAACATCCATTACTAGCATGCGCCGAATTGAATAACACTCTGTAACAAAGCCACTAGTAAGGCGCTGTTGCAGTACCCAAGCGATCTCTTCGTTTAGGTCTGTTTAACACACCCTAGTGGCTTTTAATGTGCCTTCGATTCCTTCGCTTGGGAGATCCCAAACGGAGGTTTTATTAAATGAAGACAAATAATAGTGAGTACGAATTAGTCGGTGAACAAAATAACAAGCTAATCGTCCGTGTAAAGCATATGGGCAACCAAACAGTAGTGATCACTAAAGCTGAAGGCAATGTCATTTTCGACTTTGACCATCAACAATATAATTCCGATCACCGAAACGAACGTCACCAAGATAAGTTCTTCAAGCAAGATCCATCTGATCCAGATATGAATATGATGGACACCCTGGCGGACCGCGAATCTATTGAAGTCACCTCGATTTATGGTGAGGATAGCCTACTCGACAAAATCGTTGAAAAAGAGGGCCGTCAAAGTCGACAAATGTTAGCTGGGCAATTATCGACTGCCTTAGCTACCTTAACGAATAAACAAAAATATGCCGTGACTCAGTATTACTATAATGGCGTCAAGAAAAATCAAATTGCCAAGAAGATGGGTATCAGCAAGGTTATGGCCGGTCGACATGTGAAAGCTGCTATCAAAAAGCTACGCCAATTTTACAACATTGAAGATTAATTTGAGAAAAGTGGACCACAGTAGGTTCACTTTTTTGCTGTTTCTGGCTAATAGATGTGAGGAGTAACTCACGAAACCTAACGAAAGGAGACCAGATGATGGCAAATAAGGTATCAATCAAGGTCACTAAGCACCCTCACCAAGAAGGTGTTGTCATTATGCGCAACATCACTATCCGGGAACGATTGCTCCGGCTACTGCTTGGCAAGCCGCATCACTTGATGGTGATTGCGCCCGGCAAGGATGTTCAGCAGCTACAGATTAATAAGGTAAAGGAGGCTTCACATGAGTACAATGAATGATTTGGATCTGCAAATAAAAGAACGCGAAGAATTCTATCATCGCATGGCTGAAGAGGCGGTGGAAGGTCTTAAAACCATTCAGGCCGTTCGTCAGCAGTTATCCGGCGGCAACAATAATCAAGATGTTAATGAAAAGCCGAAACGTAATCCGGTTCAAGATAAGGTCACGATCCGTCAACTGCTGGCTAAGAGGTGCCAAGAAGGTTATACCAACCAGGTCAAGGACCTCCTTCACAAGTTCGGTGCTGACAAGCTGTCAGATGTCAATTCTAAGGATTACGAGGATCTCTATTACAGCGCAGAGGGGATTGGACAATGAGTTCACCTAAACACCATGCCTTACTATCGGCTTCCAGCGCCAATCGCTGGTTAAGTGCTCCACCGCTGCCACGTTTAGAACAATACTTCCCGCACTCCACTTCAAGTGCAGCCGCCGAAGGAACTGCTGCCCACGCCTTGGGTGAATACAAGATCCATCGACTGCTCGGTGACCAATTCAAACGTCCTGTTTCTGATTACCAATCGGATGAAATGGAAAGCCTGACTAACGACTACGCCAGTTATGTCTTGGAGCAATACCAAAAGGCTAAACGGTATGCTAAGGATGCCACCATCAGCGTTGAACAGAAGTTGGACTTCTCCAAATATGTCCCAGATGGCTTCGGCACTGGTGACTGTGTGATTGTTTCTGACCACCTGCTCCATATCATCGACTTCAAATATGGTAAAGGTGTCCGTGTTGAAGCTAAGAATAACCCACAAATGAAGCTTTACGCGATCGGAGCCCTTGAGATGTTCGGCAGCCTTTACAACGTCGATGAAGTCGAAACAACGATCTTTCAACCCCGCATGGCCAACATCAGCACTTGGACCATCAATGCCAAGCAATTGATGCATTGGGCCAACACCGAATTGAAAGAAAAAGCCGAACTCGCCTTTGCCGGTCAAGGCACTGTTCGATATGGTCCCTGGTGTCAGTTTTCAGCCTGTAATGCCGTGTTGCGTGCCCGCTATGACTATCATCACAAACTTACCCGTTTTCAGCTTCGTTCACCAAGTTTGCTAACGGACAGCGAGGTTGCTGAGGTACTGGAACATATTGATGATTTGAACCGGTGGGCGCATGAAATTAAAGACTACGCTGCCGACCTGGCAATCAATCATGGCAAGCAGTGGCCCGGCTACAAAATTGTCGAAGGTCGTTCCACCCGACGCTACAAAGATGAAAATGCGGTTGCCAAGATTGCTGAAGCGAACGGCATTCATGATATTTACCAACGGAAGCTGCTGCCAATCACGAAGTTAGAAAAGCAGCTCGGCAAAAAGAAATTCACCGAACTGTTCAGTCAAGAAATTGTAAAGCCTGCGGGTAAGCCAACCCTGGTGCCAAATTCTGATCGGCGTCAGAGTATTAGCAAATCTAACCCAAAGGATGAATTTAAGGAGGAAAAATAATATGTCACAACAAACTAAAGTTGTTACTGGTATCAACACTCGTCTCTCTTACGCTAACGTCTGGGAACCAAAGTCTATCAATGGTGGTAAGGAAAAGTATTCGGTTAGTCTTATCATCCCTAAATCGGATAAGCCGACAATCAGCGCTATTGAGAAGGCCATTGATACCGCCATCCAGGAAGGTATTGGTAAGTTTGGTGGCAAGAAGCCAAACAAGGCCACTCTCAAGCTGCCTCTTCGCGATGGAGATGTGGAACGTGATGATGCCGCCTACCAAGATAGTTATTTCATCAACGCTAATTCGATTACGGCACCACAGATTGTGGACAAGCATGTTCAGCCCATCCTCGATCGTGATGAAGTATATAGTGGCTGCTATGCTCGGGTTTCGATTAACTTCTATGCTTTTAACACCAACGGCAATCGTGGAATCGCCTGTGGCCTGGGTAACATCCAAAAGATCCGTGATGGTGAACCACTGGGTGGACATGCTAGTGCCAGTGATGACTTCACAGCAATTAATGATAGTAATGACGATGATTTCTTAGCTTAAACTAAAAGATGGGCAGTCGACTTTGACTACCCATTTTTTGTAGAAAGGATTACTAATGAAGCAAATATCAATTGATATTGAAACTTATTCCGGCACTAACCTAAATCAGACTGGAGTCTATCGTTACGCTGATAGCGATGATTTTGAACTTTTACTCTTTGGTTATGCTATCGACTTTGGCCCCGTCAAGGTAGTGGACTTGACTCAGGGCGAAAAGATTCCGTCACAGATTATTGAAGCCCTAGATAACCCTAACATTATTAAAAGTGCTTTTAATGCTCAATTTGAACGAGTTTGTCTGTCACACTTTGTGGGTCATCGTTTAAAACCAGCTGGTTGGCATTGTTCACGCGTTTGGTCCGCCACACTTGGATTGCCTTTATCACTGCGAGATGTCGGAAGTGTGCTAGGGCTACCACGGCAAAAGATCACTGCTGGTAAAGAATTAGTTCGCTTCTTTTGTACACCTTGCAAACCCACGAAAGCCAATCAGAAGCGTACTCGTAACTTTCCTTATCATGCGCCCGACAAGTGGCAACAATTCAAACAGTACAACCAACGCGATGTAGAAGTAGAAATGGAGATCACAAAGAAGCTCGAACGCTTGCCTGTTTCGCAAAATGAATGGGAAAACTACTGGATGGATCAAGACATTAATGATCGCGGTATCCGGATTGACCAACAACTAGTTAACAATGCGATTAAATGTCAAAACATCTTCCATGACCAGTATCTACAAACCGCCAAAGAATTAACGAAGCTAGCAAATCCTAATTCTCCTCTGCAACTGAAAGACTGGCTCCATCAGCAAGGTATTAAAACTGATTCACTATCCAAAGCATCAGTAGCTCAGCTATTACAAACCACTACCGGTACGGTTCATCAAGTATTAGCTCTCCGCCAACTATTATCTAAATCTAGTGTCAAAAAGTACCTGGCCATGCAAAAAGCCATGTGTCAAGACGGACGTGTACATGGTCTTTTGCAATTTTATGGTGCTAACCGGACTGGTCGGTGGGCTGGTCGCCTTGTACAAGTGCAAAACCTTCCCCGTAATTCGATGCCGGATCTCGAAGAAGCTCGTGAATTAGTTAAACAAGACAACGTAACAGCACTCGCAATACTTTACAATTCAGTGCCTGATGTCTTATCACAATTGATTCGCACCGCTTTCGTCCCCAGCAAAGGTCACCATTTCTACATAGCCGATTTTTCAGCTGTAGAAGCCCGAGTAATTGCCTGGCTATCTAATGAAAAATGGCGACAAGAAGCCTTTGCAAAGAATGAAGATATCTACTGTGCATCTGCTAGTCAGATGTTCGGCGTTCCCGTTGTTAAACATGGAATCAATGGTGAACTCCGTCAAAAGGGTAAAATTGCCGAACTTGCACTAGGCTATGGCGGTTCCATTGGTGCACTCAAAGCCATGGGTGCTACTAAACTTGGCCTAACTGATGATGAACTGCCGCCACTGGTTCAAATGTGGCGTAATGCTAGTCCCCACATCGTGCAGTTTTGGTGGGATGTCGATAAGGCTGCTAAGGAATGTATTAAAACGCACTTACCGCAAACTACCCACGGAATGAAGTTTATTTATCAGAGTGGCTGCATGTTTCTCCGCTTACGGTCGGGACGTTATCTTTGCTATCCCCAACCCAAAATTGGCATTAACCGGTTTGGTTCTGATTCCATTACTTTCATGGGGATCAACACCGTGAAGAAATGGGATCGAATTGAAACCTACGGAGCCAAACTAGTCGAGAACATTGTCCAAGCAACTAGTCGGGACTTGCTTGCTGAAGCAATGCGACGCTTAGAAACTACTGGTAACCCTATTGTCATGCACATTCATGATGAAGCCGTGATCGATGCTCCAATTGATCATTTATTAGAAAAAGTAGTCAAGATTATGACCGAAGTACCGGCCTGGGCTGACGGATTGATTCTCAACGCTGCCGGTTTTGTCAGTGACTTTTACAAAAAAGATTAAACATAATGGTTTACTTTCTGCCCTCATCTGGCTTATCAGTGAGGCTTTTTGAGTTCTCAAATTATATGAAAGGATCTGAACTTATGTCAGAAGCAACCACGGCAATTGCCAAGCTGCGCAATAACAAACTAAATTCAAATTATCGTCCAATGATCTTTGTGATCGCACCCTTTACCGAGATAGTAAAAGGTGATGTAAAAGCCATTATGGCAGTTCGCTCTTACTGCCGCTTTGTTTATCAACAAGGTGGTATCCCAGTTTGTCCACAGCTCTACTTACCTCAATTTATTAACCTGCATCATTCGAAAGAATTTCAAATAGCTGCCTTTATCAATATCGTGCTGCTAACCAGGTGTGCAGAAGCTTGGTCGTTTGGCAACCCGACTCACGATACGCGTTACTTCGTCCGTCTTGCCAAACGGAAAAATAAGGAAGTCCGATACTTTAACACAGAAATGGAGGATTACTAAGATGCACTTTACTTTATCGGTAGCAACTAATTCTGGTCAGACCAGCAATACTATTTATCCCAACCAGCTGACCATTGCTAACCCTCAAGAACTGAAAAAAGCCGTACAGTACGACCATGTTTGTGGATTATTCAAGAACAATCAACGCAACATTGGCAATTTTATCAAGGCCGACTGCCTAGTCATGGACTGTGATAATGACCATTCAGATGATCCGGCCGCCTGGATTAATCCAACAAGTCTCGCTAACTACTTTGATGACGTTTCCTATGCTATTACCTTGTCGCGTAACAATATGAAAACGAAAAATAAGAAAGCTCCGCGACCAAAGTTTCATATCTACTTTCCAATTAGTGAAATTGGTGATGCAAGAACCTATGCCGAATTGAAACACGAAATTCAAGAATACTTTCCTTACTTTGATGATAATGCTCTCGACGCTGCCCGCTTCGTCTTTGGTGTCCCTAATACAGAAACCAGCTGGCACGAAGGTGAACAAACAATCGACCAGTTTATGATGGCCCAACGTTACTTTGCTCAGCAAAAGATGGGATCAATCCATGAAGGTAAGCGCAATGCAACTCTCTCCCACTTTGCTGGTCGAATCATTATGCGGCTTGGTAATACCGCTGAGGCCAGACAAGCATTCCAAGATGAAGCCGCTAAGTGTGATCCGCCACTAAAAGATCAAGAGCTAAGAACTATCTGGCACAGCGCTATCAAGTTTGGTCAACGAATGTCCAAGCAAAAAGGTTATATTCCCCCTGAAAAATATAGCCAACCCAATGATGGGCTACAACCAGATGATTACTCGGATACTGGTGAATCCTACGTCTTTGTTGACAACTGTAAAGATCGGGTTTGTTACACCAACCAATCAGGGTTCATGTGGTTTGACGGTAAGGTTTGGCAAGAATCTGAACCCCTCGCTCTCGGTGAAGTTCAGCGCTTTACTGATAAGCAACTCAACGATGCTCAACTACGCGTCGCCAAGGCTTATCAGGTAATCCAGCAAAATGGTGTATCAAGAGATATCCAAACGATGGGTAAAACTAAAGCCAGTCGTTCCTTTAATGATGACCAGCAGGCAGCTTTTAAAGAGTATGAAAGTGCCAAGACTTATGAAGCTTTCATTCTCAAGGAACGTAGCACCCGCGGTATCAACGGAATCTTAACTAACGCTCGGCCTAAACTCGTCAAAGAAATTAATGAATTTGATGCTGATCCATTTTTACTAAATACACCAACCGGTCCCTTCAATTTAAAAAAAGGAATGCATGGCCAACAAGAAAGCAAAGCTAGCGAGCTAATCACCAAATCCACGTCTTGTATTCCTGGCAACCAAGGAACTGCAACTTGGCAGGAAGCGCTGAACACCTTTTTCTGCGGTGATCAGGATCTGATGAATTATGTCCAAGAAATTGTAGGTCTTGTGGCAATCGGCCAGGTTTATCTGGAAGCATTGATTATTGCATATGGCAGCGGGCGAAATGGTAAATCCACTTTCTGGAACACAATTGCCAATGTACTCGGTTCTTATACTGGTCATCTCTCAGCTGATGCCTTAACAACAGGTGTTCGACGGAATGTCAAACCAGAAATGGCTGAAGTCAAAGGTAAACGCTTGATCATCTCTGCTGAGCTGGAAGAAGGCAAACGACTAAACACTTCGATTGTCAAACAACTCTGTTCAACTGATGAAATCTACGCTGAGAAAAAATACATGAAACCCTTCTCTTTTACGCCCAGTCATACCATTGTTCTCTACACCAATTATCTTCCCCACGTAGGTGGTAATGACGAAGGTATCTGGCGACGTTTAATTGTGATCCCCTTTAAAGCTACTATTGCCAAACGCAATGATATTAAAAACTATGCCCAGTATCTAAGCGAACAAGCTGGTCCAGCAGTATTGCAATGGATTATTGAGGGTGCGCAACAAATCATTCAACAAAATTACCAGTTAACCACTCCAGCAGCAGTTACTAAAGCAGTCAAGGACTACCACGCCGACAATGACTGGTTAGGTCATTTTCTCAATGCAAATTGCGAACTTGATTCTAGATATGAGCAAAAATCGGGTGACCTCTATCAAAAGTACCGCGAATACTGCCAAGGTATCGGTGAATACACCCGAAGTACCACTGACTTTTACACGGCCCTTAAGAATGCGGGCTTTCAACGTCAACGTAAGAATACTGGATCCTATGTTCGCGGACTGCGCTTAAAGGCATCAGAATTTCTCGACTAGCACCTAACTTACACGAATGATTCATCAGATTCACTGTCATAGTAGGCTTTTCGGCTAATTAGTGTTGGTCATGATGGTCATTTACCTTACTTGTATATAGAAATAAAAAAATGAAAAAAAGAGATATAGAAAAGAGTAGTAAATCGCCTAACACCACTTACACAAAGCTTGATGGATCGGCGATTAGAAAGGATTTTCAAAATGTTAGAAAAACGAATTGAATCAGCTTTTATAAAAGCTACCCAGCAACGTGGAGGACTTTGCCTAAAATTCACTTCCCCATCAATGACAGGAGTTCCAGATCGACTGGTTCTACTGCCTGAAGGTCACATGGGGTTTGTAGAAATGAAGGCTCCGGGTAAACACCCTCGCCCATTGCAAATACAAAGGCTTAGCCAACTAAAACAACTTGGCTACCAAGTATTTGTTTGTGACCAATTTGAACAGATAGGAGGAATGCTAGATGCAATACAAGCCGCATAAATACCAACAATACGCGACCAAGTTCATTCTGGAGCATCCGGTTGCAGCTATCTTACTCGACATGGGGTTAGGTAAGAGTGTCATTACCCTGACGGCGATCCAACAACTTATTCTCCAAGGTAAAGTTCATCGCGTGTTGGTTGTCGCTCCGCTACGTGTCGCCAAACAGACCTGGCCTGAAGAAATAGAAAAGTGGGATCACTTGAAGGACCTGACTTACTCAGTCGTAACGGGTTCTAAAATACAGCGAATTAAAGCACTGCAACAAAATGTCGATATCTATATCATTAATCGTGAAAACCTAAAATGGTTAATTGAGTCTTCCGGAGTCCCTTTTGACTATGACATGCTAGTGATAGATGAGCTATCGAGTTTCAAATCGTATCGTTCGCAACGATTCAAGGCACTTAAACGTGTCCGCCCATTGGTTAAACGCGTAGTGGGCTTAACTGGTACTCCATCTTCTAATGGATTAATGGATTTGTGGGCAGAATTTCGGGTGCTGGACATGGGTAAAAGACTAGGCCGTTTCATCTCGTATTACAGGTCGAACTACTTTGATCCTGACAAGCGAAACATGTATCAAGTGTATACCTACAAGCCCAAGCCTGGTGCTGAACAAAGTATCTACCGAGCCATTGATGATATCACTATCTCCATGAAGTCACAGGATTACTTAAATTTACCACCGTTAACTATGAATACTGTCCCAGTGAAGATGAGTAATAGTGAACAAGCTATTTATGATGAGCTCAATGCTCAACTGGTAGTGTCAACCCAAGGTAAGCAGATCGATGCACTGAACGCTGCCAGTTTATCAAATAAACTTTGCCAAATGGCAAATGGTTGTGTCTATGATGATCAACAACAGGTTGTTCAAATCCACCAACGTAAGCTGGATGCTCTGGAAGATTTAGTTGAAGCTGCCAATGGTAAGCCAGTGCTTGTTGCCTACTGGTTCAAGCATGACCTGGAGCAAATTAAACACCGCTTCAAGGTGCGTGAAATTAAAACACCTCGTGACATTCAGGATTGGAATGCCAGTAAGATTCCCTTAGCACTAATCCATCCAGCTTCCGCTGGCCATGGCCTTAACTTACAAGCCGGTGGTGCCACTCTGATTTGGTATGGATTAACCTGGAGTCTGGAACTTTACCAGCAAACCAACGCCCGTCTCTGGCGACAAGGCCAACAGCAGCCAGTAGTCATCCACCACATTATTACTGAGGGAACCATCGATGAAAATATCCTGGCGGCTTTGAAACGAAAAGATAAAACTCAGTTGGCCTTGATCAATGCAGTAAGGGCTAACCTGAAAGGAAGTGTTGTAGCATGAGCATCATGTGGAATTACTTAGATAAACGACGAGCAACCATTGCAGCGTTGAAAGACTATGATGGTATGAAGTTCATCATCGATTCTTACCAAGACGACTTGAAGTTAGCTAAAGACCAAATGGTCGGCGTCAGTTCTCCCCACTATGGTTTTACTCCTAGTACCAGCAGCAAAGATAATTCCACCGAACACCGTTTGATTCGCGGCATCGATCAGACTGCTAAGCTAAACGAACGTTACCAACAAGCCCAGCTTTACTTCAAATGGTTCGAGCCAGCCTGGCAAGAACTATCTGACGACGAGCGGTTTGTTTTAGACGTTTGCTACCGCACTCCAAACCAGTCAATGAACGAGGGACTAACTATCATGATGGACAAGTATTTCATTGCGAAAACCACTGCTTATAATCGAAAGAACAAAGCACTCGACCACCTTACCCTTTTGCTTTATGGATCCCACCATTAGAAAGGTAAAACGCAGAACAAACAATCAGCTTATCCATGTTACGATGATAGTGTAGAAAATTAAGATAAGGCATTTGCTTTATAACACTGAAGCCTGGCAGCTTAGAACTGCTGGGCTTTTCTTATAGCCTCAGAAAGGAGGAGTGTCATGCCTTACTCACCTAAGAAACCCTGTCGCTACCCTGGCTGCCCACGATTAACCCACAACACTTATTGTGACGCGCACGCCAAGCAAGTCAGCTCTCACTATAATCGTTACCAACGACCAAAGCGTAGTCGTCCGCGCTATCATCACGGCTGGCCAAAGATCCGTCAACGCTACTTGCTCCACCATCCCTTCTGTGAGATGTGCCTGAGCCAAGGAAGGTATACCCAAGCCACCGAGGTCCATCACGTTCTGCCTCTGGAACACGGCGGCACCAACGAGTTCAAGAACCTGATGGCATTATGTAAGCCATGCCACTCCCGCATCACCGCCCAGATGGATGATCGCTGGCATAAAAAGCCACGTCGATATCATTACTAAACCACGGAGGGGGCCATCAAATCCTTAAAAATTTTTCGCGCGGGAGCGGGCCTGGGCCTTCGTGTACAAAAAATCGAAATCAAACAGGGTATTAACCCCTGCCGGAAGGAGGGAGAGAGTTGGCTAAAGATGGTACAAATCGTGGTGGCGCTCGGGTTGGGGCTGGCAGAAAATCTAAATCACTTCACGATAAGCTCGAAGCTGGCCAAGAAGCAACCGTCATCGATTTGCCAGAACCAGCTAATCTGGAAGGTCACGTGATGCCGCCAGTCAAGAAGTACCTCAAGGCCAAACAGAAGAATGGTTTAGAATTTGACGCCGCTGATATTTTCAAAGAAACCTGGGAATGGTTGGTCGAGCGTGGTTGTGAAAAACTAGTTAACACTCAATTGATTGAACAATATGCCGTTAGCGTCAGCCGGTGGATTCAGTGTGAAGAATGTATCTCTAAGTTTGGTTTCCTCGCTCGCCACCCTACGACTGGTAACGCAATTGCTTCACCATATGTTTCCATGAGCCGCGACTATATGAAACAGTCCAGCCAATTATGGTTTCAAATTTTTCAAGTGGTTAAGGAAAATAACGCCACAACTTATCAAGGATCAACACCACAAGATGATGTCATGGAACGGCTCTTAAGAAGCCGGAAAGGAATGAACTAATGAAATTTGTTAAAAAGAAAATTACCGATTTAATCCCTGCCGATTACAATCCAAGGAAGGATCTCAAGCCTGGTGATCCTGATTATGAAAAATTAAAACGCTCGATGCATGAATTTGGCTATGTCGATCCAATTATTTGGAACCAACAAACTGGTCACGTGGTTGGTGGCCACCAACGGTTAAAAATCCTCCAAGATGAAGGAATCCAGGAAGCCGAATGTGTGGTCGTTAGTCTGGATGATGAGAAAGAAAAGACACTGAACATTGCGCTCAACAAGATCAGTGGTGATTGGGATAAGGATAAGTTAGCCCTCCTAATGACTGACTTACAAGCCAGTGATTTAGATGTTTCATTAACGGGCTTTGACGAGAATGAGATCTCCGACCTTCTTGGCACGGCTGACGACACGCATGATGATGACTTTGACGTTGATAGTGAATTGAATAAACCAACCTTCTCTAAAGCAGGAGATCTTTGGCACCTAGGAAAGCACACATTGCTATGTGGTGATGCTACAAAAAAGGAAAGTTTCCATAAATTACTCAGCGATAATAAGGTTAACTTAGTTCTTACTGATCCACCATACAACGTTGATTACCAAAGTAAAGCCGGCAAGATTAAGAACGATCATCAGGATAATGATAAGTTCTATAAATTTTTATTAGCTGCTTTCCAAAACATGAATACTGCAATGGCTAACGACGCCAGCATCTATGTTTTCCATGCCGATACGGAAGGACTGAACTTCCGGCGAGCCTTTCAAGATGCTGGTTTTTATCTATCCGGTTGTTGTATCTGGAAAAAGCAATCACTGGTACTCGGTCGCTCCCCTTATCAATGGCAACATGAACCCGTGCTCTACGGCTGGAAGCACGATGGAAAGCACGAATGGTATACCGGTCGCAAGGAATCCACCATCTGGGAATTTGATCGACCAAAACAAAGTAAGGAACATCCAACAATGAAGCCTATTCCATTACTTGCTTACCCAATTATGAATTCGACAATGTCTAACTGTACGGTTCTTGATCCCTTTGGTGGCTCTGGATCTACCCTCATTGCTTGTGAGCAAACCAACCGGATTTGCTACATGATGGAACTGGATCCTAAATACTGTGATGTGATTGTTAATCGCTACATCAAACAAGTCGATTCGGATCAAGATATCAGTGTGGAAAGAGATGGTCATATAATTCCTTACAGTAATCTAAAGAAGCCGGCCTAAAGCGCGGGAAAGCCTTGCTATCTGTGCCTTTTAGAGTGATGTATACAGTGATCAAACAAGGAGGTACAGAATATGGAAATTAATTTTAATGTTCATGGTCAACAGCGTAAAAAGCTAGTCGAACAGATTGCTAACTATACTCAACAAAAAGCTGAATATCAGTACACACCAACCTACGCATACCAGATTGGCAAATACACTGTCAGTAAAGATGGGAACCTTTCATCCCATGATGAGATTCCATCCAACCTAATCGACAAACTTAAAGAACTTGGTTTCCGGCCCGCTAACATTATCAAATTGCATCTTGCTTACCGTCGAGACGACTTTACCGATCAAGCTTTAGAAAACCTGCGTCACCTAATTTGGGCCAAGGGACAACTAATCAAAGATGCTTGTCAGCTCGATTCGCTAAAACTAGACGTTGATGATCAACAGGTGACATTTAACTGGTTCAACAAGGTAAAGCTTGATGATGCCACAGCTTATCAACAATTTATCGACAAACTTGTGCAATATGCAAAAGATCATCAACGGATTGTGTCAGAACCTCATGAAGAAAGCAATGAGAAATATGCTTTTCGTTGTTTTCTACTACGCCTGGGTTTTATCGGTCCCGAATACAAAACACAACGGAAAGTACTGTTACGAAATTTAGCCGGATCAGCTGCTTTTAAGAATCAGGAGGCCTAATCATGAGCAGAATCAAAGATGAACTAGCTAGACGTGACCGAATTCGCCAGCAGGTCTTACAAATTCGCAATACTGGCGAAGTAAACATGTTTGATATCGAGAATGTTAAACGACTGGCCTACTATTACAACTGCCACGATTTGATCGATTACCTGACTACTGAACGGGCCGGCTATGTCAATTTGATTTTAACTGGTAAATTCAATTAATCATTAAGCATTGAGTTCATTCTCAGTGCTTTTTTAGTACTAATGAAAGGAAGTGATGTTTTCTTGAGAAAGTTAAAAGATTATAAACCAACTCGTTTTATGGCTAAGGATTCCACTTACAGCAAAGATGCAGCTGATTTTGCAGTTTCTTTCATTGAATGTCTCTGCCATACTAAGGGAACTTGGGCAGGAAAACCCTTTGACTTGATTGATTGGCAAGAAAAGATTATTCGTGACATCTTCGGTATTCTGAGGTCTGATGGCTACCGCCAATTCAATACTGCTTATGTTGAGATTCCAAAGAAACAAGGAAAATCAGAACTAGCGGCAGCAGTCGCTCTTTTGCTTTGTTGTGCAGATGGTGAGGAACGAGCCGAAGTGTATGGTTGTGCCGCTGATCGGCAACAAGCAGCGATTGTTTTCGACGTGGCTGCTGATATGGTACGAATGAACCCGGCTTTGAAGAAACGATGCAAAATTCTCGCTTCACAAAAACGGCTGATCTATGAACCCACTAATAGTTTCTATCAGGTTCTATCTGCTGACGCTTATTCTAAACATGGGTTCAATGTGTCCGGAGTTATCTTTGACGAACTGCATACCCAACCGAACCGGAAACTCTATGACGTTATGACGAAGGGATCAGGGGATGCCAGAACACAACCTCTTTACTTTCTAATAACCACTGCTGGTAATGATGAAAATTCAATCTGTTATCAAGTCCATCAAAAAGCAATTGATATCATGAAAGGTCGCAAACATGATCCCCGCTTTTATCCGGTAATTTATGGTGCTGGTCGGGATGAAGATTGGTCGAGCCCCGAAATCTGGAAAAAAGCTAATCCTTCTTTAGGAATTACAGTCAAAATGGAGAAAGTAAAAGATGCCTATAATTCAGCCAAAGAAAATCCTGCTGAAGAAAACACCTTCCGTCAACTCCGTTTAAATCAGTGGGTTAAACAAGATGTCCGATGGATGCCGATGGATAAATGGGATGCTTGTGCTTTCCCAGTTGATCCTAATGAACTACGGGGACGAGATTGTTACGGTGGACTCGACCTGTCGTCGACTACTGATATCACTGCTTTTGTTCTAGTGTTTCCACCAAGGGATGATTCTGAAGGTTATACCCTTCTACCCTATTTCTGGATTCCCGAAGATAATGTTGACTTACGAGTTCGGCGTGATCATGTTCCATACGATATTTGGAAACAACAAGGTTATCTGCAAACAACAGAAGGTAATGTAGTTCACTACGGATTCATCGAACACTTTATTGATGATCTGGGAAAGAAATATCACATCCGTGAAATTGCCTTCGACCGGTGGGGAGCTGTCGAAATGGTTCAAAATCTTGAAGGTATGGGATTCACCGTGGTCCCGTTTGGCCAGGGATTTAAGGACATGACGCCTCCAACTAAAGAACTAATGCGATTAACTCTGGAAAAGAAGATCGCTCATGGTGGTCATCCGGTCTTACGCTGGATGATGGATAACATCTACATCCGCACTGACCCAGCCGGAAATATTAAACCGGATAAGGCTAAGTCAACCGAAAAAATTGATGGCGTAGTGGCCACCATTATGGGACTGGATCGTGCTATCCGAAATGAGGATAATGGTGATTCTGTTTATGATGGTCGAGGCCTATTGATGTTGTAATTGCGTAGGACTGAAAGGAGTTGATGCCATGGGTTTATTTAATAAATTATTCCATACCAATAAAGCTTCACCTAAAAACACCTTGTCTAGCACCATGTCATTTTTCTTCGGCAGTTCGATGGCTGGCCAAAATGTGACCGAACGTACTGCAATGCAAAATACTGCAGTTTATGCTTGTGTTCGAGTCTTGGCTGAAGGATTAGCTGAACTACCACTTCATATTTATCAATACACCAGCGATGGTGGTAAACAGCGGGCAATTAACCACCCGCTTTATTTTTTGCTTCATGATGCGCCAAATCCAGAAATGACCAGTTTTATCTTTCGTGAAACCATGATGAACCATTTATTACTGTGGGGTAATGCCTATGCACAAATCATTCGAAACGGTCAAGGCAAGATCACCGGACTCTATCCTTTGATGCCTGATCGAATGGACGTTAACAGAGCTGCCAACGGTGAAATCTACTATACCTATACTCGCAACTACGATGATTACCAGGCAAAAAATAAATCGAAACAAGTAATTCTCTTGTCCGATGAAGTCCTTCATATCGCCGGATTGGGTTTTGATGGTTTGATTGGTTACAGTCCCATTGCTATGGCTAAGAATGCGATTGGATTATCCATGGCTGCCGAACAATACGGAGCCACTTTCTTCAAAAATGATGCCACGCCTGGTGGTGTTCTAGAGCACCCTAATGTAGTCAAAGACCCTGAACGGCTTCGGAAAAGTTGGCAGTCACAATTTTCGGGATCTAATAATCACAGCATTGCTGTCTTGGAAGAAGGAATGACTTTTCACCAGCTTTCCATTCCACCCGACCAAGCGCAATTTCTTGATACTCGAAAATTCCAACTCGACGAAATTGCCAGAATTTTTCGTGTACCACCGCATATGGTTGGTGACCTAGATCGTTCGACTTTCTCAAATATCGAGCAACAATCACTCGAATTTGTAAAGTACACCCTGAACCCTTGGTGTATTCGCTGGGAACAAGCTATGAATCAACAGCTACTTTCCGCTGATGATCAACGAAAGTTTTTCGTTAAATTCAATGTTGATGGACTACTACGTGGTGATTACGAAAGCCGGATGAATGGGTATGCCATTGGTCGACAAAATGGCTGGTTATCTGCTAATGACATTCGTGAGTTAGAGGATCTCAACCGTATCCCTGCTGATGAAGGTGGTGATCAGTACTTGGTTAACGGTAACATGCTGCCACTTAACCAAGCCGGTAATTTCTATAACACGCAAACAACCAAAGAAAGTGAGGAACCAAAAGAATGAAACGTTTCTGGAACTGGAAACAAAATGGTGATCAGCGGCAACTAGCTATCTCTGGGGTAATTGCTCCTGATAGCTGGGTGCATGACGATGTTTCACCACAGGTATTCCAAGACGAACTTAATGAAAGTCAGGATCCAATCGATCTCTGGCTGAACTCCCCTGGTGGTGATTGTACCGCTGCCAGTCAAATTTATACCATGCTGATGAATTACCCGAATGAAGTCAATGTCAAAATCTCAGGTATTGCGGCATCTGCTGCTTCGGTAATTGCGATGGCTGGAACTACTGTTTCAATGGCTCCTGCGGCTATGCTAATGATCCACAATCCACTGACTATTGTCGGCGGTCAAGAAAGAGATCTCGACCACGCTGCGCAAATGCTAGCTGAAACCAAGGAGTCGATCATCAATGCCTATGAGCTGAAAACCAACCTGCCCCGTGAAAAGATTTCAACAATGATGGATAACGAAACTTGGATGAACGTCAATAAAGCTATCGAATTAGGCTTTGCTGATGCCATGCTGGGTGACAATAAGAATGTCACAGATTGTTACTCGTATTCCGATAAGCAATCTGACCTGGTGTTATTGAATAAACTCAAGCCTAAAGCAAAATCTACTATTTCTGTAAAGTCGCTGCAAAAGCGGCTTTCTTTGTTATCACACTAATTTAGGAGGAACTTACCAATGAACAAGATTACTGAATTACAAGAAAAGCGTGCCCGTATTTGGAAGCAAGCAAAGTATTTCCTGGACACTAAACAAAAAGAAGCTGATGTACTTTCTGCTGAGGACAACGCTACCTACGAAAAGATGGAACAAGACGTCGTCAACTTGGGTAAGGAAATCGATCGGCTCCATAAGCAAGCCCAAATTGAAGCAGAACTCAATCAGCCCACAACTAAAGCCCTTACTAATACCCCGACTGCTGGAGAATTACCAAAGGGTCAGGATGCTTATGCGCAGAACTTTTGGCAAATGATGCGTGGTCATGCGGTCGTTGATGCACTAAAAGAAGGTACGGATCCAGATGGTGGCTTCCTAGTGCCAAATGAGTTTGAAAATCAACTGATTCAAAAGCTTCAAGAAGCCAACGTCCTGCGAACCATCAGCCATGTCATTCAAACCAATAGCGGTGAACATAAGATTCCGGTTGTCGCGAGCGAAGGAACAGCTGCTTGGCTCGAGGAAGAAGCAGCCTACACAGAATCTAATACTCAATTTAGTCAAGTATCCCTCAGTGCTCACAAATTGGGGACTCTGATCAAGGTATCGGAAGAACTACTGAATGACTCCGCCTTCGACTTGATGTCCTATTTATCTGATGAATTTGGTCGTCGACTTGGTAATGCTGAAGAACAAGCCTTCCTAACGGGTACCGGCACTGGCCAACCAACTGGTATCTTAACCGACACTAATGGTGCGTCTGCGGGATCCACAGCTGCTAAGGCCGATACATTGACTTTTGATGATTTGATCGAACTTTTCTATTCCTTAAGAGCACCATACCGTCAAAATGCTGTTTTCTTAATGAATGATGATACCGTGAAAACCATTCGCAAAATGAAGGATAACAATGGTCAATATATCTGGCAGCCTTCTGTTCAAGCTGGCCAACCAGATCGAATCCTCAATTGCCCAGTTTATACTAGTCCGTTCATGCCATCCATGGCCGCATCTAATAAACCAGTGCTCTTTGGTGATTTCAATTACTATTGGATTGCTGATCGTCAAGGTCGAACCTTTAAACGACTTAATGAACTTTATGCTGTAACTGGTCAAGTCGGTTTCTTGGGCTCGCAACGAGTAGATGGCAAAGTCATCCTCCCAGAAGCTATTAAAACTCTTGCCATGGCTGCTAAGTAGAAAGGACTGATGAAATGTGGCTGCTATTACTTTGGCCGAAGCAAAAGCCTACCTAAGAGTTGATAACACTGTTGAAGATGACCTCATCACAAAGTTGATTGGATCGGCGACTGCTACCGTCGAAAATGTCCTTCGTCAGCCTCTATCAGCATTTGATCCTCTCCCTGATGATATTCATACCGCGATTCTCTATACCGTAGCTTACCTTTACGAATATCGGGAAACGGCTGATTTTGATGCCATGATCAAGTTTCTTCGGGCTATCTTGTCCCCTTACCGGAAGGAGGAATTTTAATGCAACAGCAAAATAAACGGGTCAGTAAGATTGCTGATATTGGTGAACTAGATCGCCGCATTACGCTGATGAAAAAGAAATATGTCGGCGAAAATCCTAATACCGGAATGTCGATGTACAAGGATGTTCGCTTAGGCGATGTGTGGGCAAAAGTTTCTGCCCTACACGGTCAGGAATACTACACAGCGGTCACGGTGAAATTGGAAAAACAACTGTCATTCATCATCCGATACCGTGATGATGTTGACGAAGAAACCAACATTTGGTTTGAAGGTCGTGGCTACAATATTGGCTTTATTGATGACGTTAAGTACAACCATGAGTATCTGGAAATTAAGGCTGAATATTCGAGAGGAGTTGATGATCCGAATGAAGACAACTAGTTTAACAGTAATTAATTCATGCTTTGGTGCAATTGGGGCTTTCCTCGGCTGGTTCTTAGGCGGACTGGATGGTTTTCTATATGTTCTACTCATTTTCATGGTAGTGGACTATATCACCGGAGTGCTTTGTGCCATTAACGAACATAAACTCTCCAGTGAAATTGGCTTTCGTGGGCTTACGCGCAAAGTGTTAATTCTATTATTGGTCGGTATTGCACATTGCCTTGATATTTACCTATTAAAGAATGGTTCAGCGATCCGTACTGCTACGATTTTCTTCTATATCTCTAATGAGGGCATTTCATTACTAGAAAATACCAGTCGCTTAGGTCTACCTGTGCCCGATAAGTTAAAGAGTGTCCTCCAACAATTACATGATAAGGATGGTGATCATCAATGATTTCTGGAATTGATGTTTCTGAATGGCAAGGCCATGTGGATTTCAATGCAGTCAAAGCAAGTGGTGTTAAATTCGTTCTAATCCGAGCTGGTTATGGTCGGTCAGCAAGCCAAGAAGACCGTTACTTTGCAGAACATTATACCCAAGCCAAAGCAGCTGGTTTACAAGTGGGTGCCTACTGGTATTCCTATGCCGTTTCTCCCGCTGATGCAGCCAATGAAGCCCGGGCCTGTTTAACCGTCCTTGGTAATCGTCATTTTGATTTTCCAATCTACTTTGACTTAGAAGAAAAGTGGCAGTTTGCCAATGATCGTAACTTCTGTGATAGCTTAGTGAAAAGCTTTTGTAGTGTTTTGGAACAAAACGGTTGTTACGCCGGTCTCTACATCTCACGGTCACCACTACAAAACTATATTTCATCAGCTGTCGCTCAGCGTTATGCTGTCTGGGTGGCTGAATATGGTCCGCGTTGTAACTACGGTGGTAATTACGGAATCTGGCAACATTCCTCTACTGGTTCTGTTCCAGGTGTCAATGGCAACTGTGATCTAGATTATGCCTACATTGACTACGCAGCTGTCATTAACAAAAAGCAGCCAGTTACCAGGAAGAACCCTGATGAGCTAGCTGTTGAAGTCTTCAATGGTCAATGGGGTAATGGTACCGATCGTCAAAAACTCTTAACCGCTGCTGGTTATGACTATGCGGTGGTCCAAGAAAAGGTTAACCGTCTCTTGAACCGTAAGTCAGTTGACCAAATTGCACGCGAAGTTATCCGAGGATCCTGGGGAAATGGTAATGAACGAATCAACCGCTTGAAGCAAGCCGGCTATGACCCCACCCAAATTCAAAAACGAGTTAATCAATTATTATAACTTTTGCCTGTGGACTCCGGTCTGCAGGCTTTTTTCTTTTACCATAACAAAAAGCCAACCATATAAGATGGTTAGCTCTTCCTAAACTGTGGTTGGAGTCAAACAAGACTTCTTCTCAAATAAAACACGTATCTCAGATCACGCTTGAGGGTCAGAGTAGCGACCTCGCCCTCTTACTATATATTAAAGAATCTGTTTCAATTAGCAAGTTGATTTGAGGGTTTACTTTTCTACTTCTGCTGGCTTATTAGTGGAGGTAATTAAAAATGATAAAGAAAGTTCAAGCGGTAACTCATCAACCACTGCAATCAATAAAGAATAATATTAGTTCAGAACAATTATTGAATGATTTGCATTATCAACAATCAAAACAAATCATTCAAGTTCTACTCAACAAGGGTCTAATCTCAACCACTGAATTTAAGGAAATTGATGACTTAAATAAACAATCATTTCCGCCCTTATTAGGACCAGGAAGTGTTGATACATCAAGGTTCTAGAGCTAACATACCACACTGACGAAAGGAGGTTTGTCATGTCAACCATTACCAAAATTCAAGGTTACCAACATGATGTCAAGCAACTCCGTGTGGCAGCCTACTGTCGAGTTTCAACCGATAATTTTGAACAACTAGAAAGTCTTGAAAATCAACGTGCCCATTATCAAAAGTACATTAACAACCACCCTAATTGGGAGCTGGCTAAGATCTACTATGATGAAGGAATCTCAGGCACCAAGATGACCAAGCGGAACGCCTTAAAAGAATTACTAACTGATTGTCATAATCACCGGATTGACCTCGTGGTGACCAAATCAATTAGCCGTTTGTCACGAAATACAACTGATTGTTTGCAGATTGTCCGGGAATTACAACAATTGAATATTCCAATTATCTTTGAGAAAGAGCATATCAATACTGGAGCAATGGCCAGTGAGTTATTTCTATCGATTCTTAGCAGTATTGCCCAGGATGAATCCCACTCAACTGCCGGAAATCTACGCTGGGCAATCAGGAAACGTTTTGCTAGTGGCAAATTCCATGTATCCTCAGCACCCTATGGATACTCAATTGAGGATGGCAACTTAGTTATCAACTATACTGAAGCAAAGACTGTACGACAAATCTTTCAACGATTTCTAAGTGGAACATCAGCCAGTCAAATTGCTAAAGAATTAAATCAAAAGCAGGTATCAACAAAACGTGGTGGCCAATGGCGTAGTAACACTGTAATTAATATCTTGCGAAACAGTAATTACACCGGTGATATGCTCTGCCAGAAAACCTACCGTGACGATCAATATCATCGTCATTTTAACCAAGGTGAACTCGCTCAATATCTAATTGAAGATCATCACCCTAGTTTGATTAACCATGAAAACTTTAACAGAGTGCAAGTTCTGCTTAAAGAAGCCGTCAAAAAACGCCATATCGAAACTGGCAGCCATAAGTATCAACAGCACTACCTATTTTCTGGCAAAATCATCTGTGGTCAATGTGGGACGATTTTCAAACGACAAACGCGGCCACATAAAATTTACTGGGCCTGCCAGCAACATTTAAGATCTGCTCAGCAATGTCCAACTAAGGCAGTGTCTGAAGCCAGTCTGAAAGCTGCCTTCTGCAATATGATAAATAAGCTAGTTTACAGTAAGAAGTTCTTACTTCAGCCATTGTTAGAAGGCCTGAAAGAAGAAGCTAATGTCAACAGCGATGGTCAACTGATTTCTTTAACTAAGCAAATCAAAGCAAATGACCACAAAGCTGAAACGCTCACCGAATTGATGCATGCCGGTTTATTAGATAAAGCGATCTACGTCAACCAAACCGCTAGACTCGAGCAAGACACTTACCAATGTCAGGAAAAGATTAAACAGCTTAATGGCCAAAATACTGATTCAGCAAATGACTTTGAGAATGTTCGTACCTTATTACGTTGGTGCCATCAAGGGAAACAGCTTACTGAGTTTGATGAAGGTGTATTTCAAGAATTTGTTCAACAGATTGTGGTTAACAGTTCAAACAAAGCAACGTTCATCTTGAAATGTGGATTAAAGCTACCTGAAAAGCTAAACAAAAATGCCGCTATCGATGGACACTTTTATCGTGACATCATCAAACAACGTTACAACGATCCAATCAAACAAACAGAATATTTGTACAGTATTATCGAAAGTGAAGGTGATTTAATTGGGTAAAGTGAGAATCATTCCCGCTCATCAGCAAAAGGGCAATAGTGTTCAACCGCAACAAAGCAGGCAACCATTTGAGCAACTCCGCGTGGCTGCCTACTGTCGAGTTTCAACGGATTATGATGAGCAGGCCAGTTCCTATGAAACTCAGGTGGCCCATTATAAGGAGTTAATCCAAAAAGAACCAACCTGGGAATTCGCCGGTATCTATGCTGATGATGGGATCTCAGGGACTAACACCAAGAAGCGGGAACAATTCAATCAGATGATCGCTGCTTGCAAAGCCGGTAAAATTGACTTAATTGTTACTAAGTCGATTAGTCGGTTCGCCCGAAATACCATCGACTGCTTGAAGTATATCCGGAACTTGAAAGCTATCAACGTAGCCATCTTCTTTGAGAAAGAAAACATCAACACGATGGATGCTAAGGGTGAAGTTCTCATTACCATCATGGCTTCCCTCGCCCAACAAGAAAGTGAGTCCTTATCACAAAACGTCAAGATGGGCATTCAGTACCGTTACCAACAAGGCAAAGTCTTCGTCAACCATAATCACTTTCTTGGTTATACTAAGGATGCTCAAGGCAACCTCGTGATTGAACCAGCGGAAGCCCAAGTCATCAAACGGATCTTCTACAGCTACCTTGATGGAATGACGATGAAACAGATCGCTGACTCACTCAAGGCTGATGGCGTCCTCACTGGTGGCAAAACCATAAACTGGCAATCCAGCGGGGTGGCACGAATCCTGAAGAACGAAAAATACATGGGTGATGCCCTCCTGCAGAAAACTTATACCGTAGACTTCCTGAATAAGAAGCGAGTCAAGAACCAAGGCATCATGCCCCAATATTATGTCGAGAATGACCACCCTGCCATTATTCCCAAGTCCGTCTTCATGCAAGTTCAGCAGATCATCAAACGACGCCGGAACGGAATTACCACTAAGAATGGAAAACACCGCCGCATCAACGGCAAGTACTGTTTTTCTCAGAAAGTATTCTGTGGCAAGTGCGGGGACATCCTGCAGCGCAACATGTGGTACCGACCAGAGAAAGTAGCCGTCTGGCGGTGTGCCAGTCGAATTAGACGAAGCAAGACTGGTCGGCGGTGTATGATTCGCAATGTCAAAGAACCCTTGCTTAAGGAAGCCACCGTTGATGCCTTTAACCAGCTAATTGAAAGTCATGATTTGGCTAGCAAGCAAATCAAGGCTAACATCATGAAGGTGATTAAAAGCTCCAAAGGACCGACTCTCGACCAACTCGACAAACAACTAGAAGAAGTCCAAATGAAGCTCATCCAGGCAGCCAACCAGCACCAAGATTGTGATGCCCTCACCCAGCAAATTATGGACCTGAGGAAACAAAAGGAAATCGTACAAAGTCGTGAAACCATCAACGAAGTCAAGCTCCACATCATTGATGAGATCAACGAATTTGCCGACCTGCATAAATATGGACTATTAGAGTTTGATGAAGGGTTGGTACAGCATTTGGTAGAAAAAATCACCATCTTCCAACGCTACATGGAGTTTACGTTCAAAGATGGTGAAGTGATTAAAATTAACAAATAAGAATTTAGGATATGCGGCACTCAACTACTCTGGCTGGGTGTCGTTTTTTATTACTGCATTAGCTGTAACTCTACATAGTTCCAAAGATCTTCAGTATTCTTTAACTTCGTTAGTTCTTCGTCTATCACTATTTTATAGAGAAGGTGAAATATAATTTTACATAATTCAAAGTACATATTATCGTCAACTTCCATGCGTCCGTTATGAACAATATTAGATCTCAACTCATAACTTCGCTTCATAAATGTATTTAATTTTTTCTTTTCATTTATATTGTTACCTAAAAGAGTATAGATAGACATACTTATCTGGCTAACAATAGAGATATCGTTACTTTTTATCTCAAGAATCGTTTCTAGAGCTATCATAGCTTGTAAAAAAGACATTGGTATATTATTCAAGTCTGCCAAGCTCATCCAGTCTAATGCTATACATGCCTTTTCTTGCAACTTCGTCAATTTTTGTTTCCTTTGCACGTCTATTAAGAATTCAAAGTTTTGCAATGTTTTGGATATGTCCTTTAGTTGAATCTCGGGTACAGGATCCTTTAATTTTGACCTACCAAATGTAGTTTTCCCGTCCACAAATCCATAATATTCATCAATATCGTTATCGACTATCACTTGGTTAATGGGGTATACCTTAACCAGAAATTTGTTACTATACATTAAGTTTATGAGGCATACTATTCGATTAGCTTTCTTTTTTGCTACTTCATAGGTTTTATCATTTTGTGCACCTTGAACGGTAACAATCAAAATGGCATTGTCGTTGTTTAGTATATTCTCTAAACGATTACTATGACTCAAGTGAAGTTTATTTTTGATATCCTTTGTGTTAGTGAAATAATCTTTTGAATCAATTTGGATAGGTTGCTGAGGAATTTTAATACCTGACACTAAAAAGATATAAGACCTATTAGTATGCATTTTTTGTCGCCAAGATTTTAATTTCTCACGAAATCCCCTTTTGTCTATGTGTAGATAGCCCTTAGCCAGTAAATCGCTTAGCCATTCACTCGTCATTTTTCTGACATCTACAATGCTGTAACCAGGTAAATTGCTTAATTCTAATTTGCGTAAAACACCGTCACACACATCATTATATTGTTTCAAATTATCTTGGCTAAAGTACAAGCTTCTTGAAGGACAATATGGATATTCTTCTTTTTTTACATAAATTACATTACTGCTTTGCTGATTTCGCTTAAGTGCTTCAAGTAGTTCATTAAAGTTTTCAATAATTTCATCCTTCTTTTTACTCAT